CACAAAATATAAGAAGGAAAAGTGCTGATTTTCCTACCTTTGTGTTTCATGATTTATGAGACATTGGTTTTAAGCAAAACTGAGTTAGAGCAACTCAACGTCGATTTACCTCGATATTCCTACAGGTTTCGTTACAGTCGTTCGATTGGCGATACTGTAGTAGAGTTTCCTGGTACTCTCTCGGACCCCTGTATCCCTGTCGTTGACGTACTCCTTGGAGCTTGTTGGGCTTGGCCTCAACCTTCACGACACGGTGGTTTGGGGTTAGATGATATCGACCCTTTTGACGCTAGCTTCTCGTGCTGCGTGACCTCTCCGGAAAGGTACTGCCTATCAAGGTCTGTATTAAGCGGAGTTGACGCGTTTGTTGTCCGCGGATCCTGCAAGTTGTGTGGATTAGGATTTCTCGACAATTTCAATCCTTTTGAAATTCGTGCGTTGCTTGGTCAAACCACTCCTGGTTTGTGGTGGCAACCCGTCAAGCCAGTCTACGACGACAGGAACATTCACCTCCCGTACGACTCCGAGCTTAACGCGAGAATACAACGCTTCCAGTACACCTGCCGAGAATGTATCGTCCGAGTTGCCTTTCATATGTCCTCCTAGTTGCGAACATGTGGAGCTTCGCCGTGTGCGCAAATGCGTTCATCTACGGGTCATACGACCCCAGCCACAATATTCCAATTGTGGCCTTGATGACCCTGTGCGCTACAGGGCTCTGGTTGAGCACGTCCGTGGTGTCCTTCGGGATTCGCTACGTGAGGGTGCGAGTTTCGCCTGAAAAGACGCAGAACCGCACCATATACGTCTCCTCTGGGCTACCTCATTTTGACCCCGTTTATGGGGTTGTTAAGAAGTGTGAGCCTATGGGGGGCGGCCCAGCCATTGAGCTACAGGTTAACCCATCTTGGATCCATCTCCTGCCTACTTCTCCTGCGATAAATAAGGTTGAAGTAGGACAGGAATCGGCCATTTTGGGCAGTACCTACTCTGTAGTGGAAACCGGTGGAGAGCCTAAGAGTTTGGTTGCCGTTAAGAGTGGAGACAGCACCCTTGGGTTTGGAGCCCGTGTCTACCATGAGGGCATGGATGTCCTCATGGTACCTCACCATGTGTGGTACAATGACAAACCCCATACAGCTTTAGCCAAGAACGGTCGTTCGGTAGACACTGAAGACTGGGAGGTTGAGGCTGCATGTGCTGATCCACGTATTGACTTCGTGCTAGTTAAAGTCCCCACTGCGGTGTGGGCTAAGCTGGCTGTTAGGTCTACTAAGGTGTTGGCACCAGTGCATGGAACTGCAGTCCAAACATTTGGAGGGCAGGATTCCAAGCAATTATTCTCGGGCTTGGGAAAGGCGAAAGCCTTAGACAATGCCTGGGAATTTACTCACACAGCTCCAACCGCTAAAGGATGGAGCGGGACTCCGCTCTATACTAGAGATGGAATTGTGGGTATGCACACTGGTTACGTCGACATCGGCACATCAAACCGGGCCATCAACATGCACTTCATTATGTCCTGTTTGGTGTCCAAAATGGAGACTCTCCCCCCAGAGCTTGGCTACCGCGAGATATCCCTAGAGGATGTCGGACTCCGTAGTTTTGAGTTTCTAGAGGTGGAGATTGAGAATAGGGGCAAAGTGAAGTTGGGTAAGCGTGAATTCGCCTGGGTGCCTAAAGGGAAAGCCTGGGCGGACATGCTTGACGATGATGATTTACCCCTTCCTCCAAAGATGGTGAATGGGAATCTGGTTTGGGCTGATGCTCAAGAGAGCTTTGATGGAGCCCTTCCTTTAAACTGCTTGCGGGCGGCCGGACGCAATGTCTTGCCGCCCAAATTGAACTTGGTGACTATAAATTCTCCTGTGGACCCACCCACGAAACAGGTGGCATGCCCTTCAGAAATTGTGGATCATCGACTTGCAAGTTTAGAGAAGTGTCTCGAAAACCTGTTGCAGACGCTGTCACAGCCGCAACAAAAGTTTTCCCAGAACTCTCTGAGCTCGGGTGGCCTGAAAGGGGATCAGGAGCTGAAATTGGCTCCCTGCTACTCCAAGCAGGAAAGTTTGTTCCCACCAAAGCCCCGAGCAACCTCGAGCAAGCCTATAACAACCTCCTCTCCAGGTACCCCAGGTCGAAGCCCCTTGCCTGTTTCAGGCAAGGAACTTGGTCCTTCGACGCAATCTTCGAGCAAGTTGTCTCGAAAGCAACGTCGGCGGAGATCAACCAAAAGGCCAGTCCAGGGGTCCCCCTCTCCCGCCTCGCCACCACCAACAAGGACTTAATGGCGCAACACATGCAGTTCGTAGCTGCTTGTGTAACTGGGAGAGTGCCACTCCTAGCCTCCTTCGAGGATATACACGCTCTATCTCCCACTGAGATGGTAGAGATGGGCTTGTGTGACCCGGTGCGGCTTTTTGTCAAACAAGAGCCGCACCCGTCTCGTAAGTTGAAGGAAGGGAGGTATCGGCTTATCTCCTCGGTCTCAATCGTCGACCAATTGGTCGAAAGAATGCTCTTTGGAGCTCAGAACGAGTTAGAGATTGCTGAGTGGCAATCTATCCCTTCAAAACCCGGTATGGGGCTTTCCGTCATCCACCAAGCTGACGCGATATTCCGTGACTTGCGAGTCAAACATACCGTGTGTCCTGCAGCTGAAGCAGACATATCTGGTTTTGATTGGTCCGTTCAGGACTGGGAATTGTGGGCTGATGTTGAAATGAGAATCGTTTTGGGCTCTTTCCCACCCATGATGGCTAGAGCTGCTAGGAACAGGTTTTCATGCTTCATGAACTCAGTCCTGCAACTCTCAAACGGACAGTTACTCCAGCAAGAGCTGCCGGGGATCATGAAATCTGGATCTTATTGCACCTCCTCCACTAATTCGCGGATACGTTGCCTTATGGCTGAGCTTATTGGTTCCCCATGGTGCATCGCCATGGGTGACGACTCCGTGGAGGGTTTTGTGGAGGGGGCTAGGGAGAAGTATGCGGGGCTGGGGCACTTGTGCAAGGATTACAAGCCTTGTGCAACCACCCCCACAGGCCAGTTGTATGCCGTGGAGTTCTGTTCCCACGTGATTAAACGCAATAAGGCGTTTCTTACATCATGGCCCAAAACTCTGTATAGGTTCCTTAGCACGCCGAGGGAGACGCTGGAAGATCTCGAGAGAGAGCTTGCATCCTCCCCCATGTGGCATAAGATTCAGAGTTATGTCCGGTCTATTCCATCACCGGACAAAACCGCGCGAGATAAGAGCATTTGTAATGGCTACCCGCTTGACCAAGAAGCAATTAGCACAAGCTATTCAGAATACTCTTCCAAATCCGCCTCGGCGGAAGCGACGCGCGAAGCGGCGTGCTGCGCAGGTGCCCAAGCCTACCCAAGCTGGGGTATCCATGGCCCCTATTGCTCAGGGGACCATGGTGAAGCTTAGGCCTCCCATGCTACGCTCGTCGATGGACGTGACCATCTTGTCTCACTGTGAGCTCTCCACTGAGCTCGCTGTCACTGACACGATAGTTGTTACGTCCGAGCTAGTCATGCCGTTCACTGTGGGAACTTGGCTTCGTGGTGTAGCACAGAACTGGTCGAAGTATGCTTGGGTTGCGATTAGGTACACGTACCTACCGTCTTGTCCCACTACTACGTCCGGCGCCATTCATATGGGGTTCCAGTACGATATGGCTGACACCCTTCCCGTGAGTGTCAATCAGCTGAGTAACTTGAAAGGGTATGTTACTGGTCCTGTGTGGGAGGGTCAGTCTGGCCTTTGTTTTGTTAACAATACAAAGTGCCCGGACACCTCCCGAGCTATTACCATAGCCTTGGATACTAACGAAGTCTCTGAAAAGAGGTACCCCTTCAAGACCGCGACTGACTATGCCACCGCTGTCGGAGTGAATGCCAACATTGGCAACATTCTTGTGCCCGCTAGGTTGGTGATAGCGATGGAAGGAGGATCATCTAAGACTGCTGTGAACACTGGGAGGCTTTACGCCTCATACACCATACGGCTGATTGAGCCCATAGCGGCGGCATTAAACTTGTAGCGAAGTATAAAACGCTTTACCCCTGGTGGTTGGCGCCTAGGGGCGGACTCTGCACAATAGACTATGGTTTGGAAATCTTGGACCATCTAGTTATGTTTAGGAACGATTTCCCGCTGGAACCGAGCGCTATCCGAATGG